GTCCGCATATAATTGAGAAGCGGTAATCTCACCGCTTAAAACTTCCAGCAGATAGGCCGGATCATCTGCAGTACTCCCCGAGGTGCCCGCCACAGCATTGTAAGGCCCGGGAGCGCCGGCCAGGTTGATATGGCGAATCCAGTAATAATAAGTTACCGAAAGGCTTGAATCGGGCGGGGTATCGGCAAAGGTCTGGCCGCTTGAAAAGCCCACACAAACCGCCGCGCCAAGGTCATCGGTAGTGGATCTCCAGACCTCTGTATAAGCGTGACCGGTCGCCGGGTTGGCATCCCATTGCAGGATTATCGAGTTAAACGCACCATTAACCAGCAAGCCGGACGGAGCGGGCGGGGTTACATACAAAGAAGGATCGGTGCTCGCCGCCACATAGGCCTGTCTCACCAGCGTTGCAACCGTATCTAATGAGCCCTGATTGGTTATCAGATGTCTCTTGATGGCATCTATCGCCCGGCGGATATCGATCGGGGTTTTATTTGATAATGAGGGAATCGCTGGAGTTGTCATTTAAACACTCATAAGTTCTTGGATTGATGACGCAATGGCCGCCTGGTAAAGATCCGCAGACCCTTCAAGCTCGTACTCCCAGCGTGTTGCCAAAAAGCCCCCGGGTAACCGGAACGGGTTTTCATCTCTAACCGTCTGGGTGTGTTTGAGCAGGGCGTCGGCATAGATCCGCATGGTTACCGGATAACTTGCCGCATAAGCCTGACCGAACCCGTAGTTGGTCGGTTTGGTATCGTAGAAACGTTTCGATTTCCAGACGTAGGTCAAGGCTGAACCACCATCCCAGAGTTTCACGATATCACCCTGGACCAGATAGATATCACCACTTGGCGCATCAAAATAGCCCGCGTCTGCAGTAATCTCATGCTCAACGATATCGCCGGTTGATAAATTGACGATAAAACCACCCGTACTGGTGAACCCGTAATATTTATTGACCGAGCCCACCGCGAAGACTAAGCCGGTTGACAAAGCCTCCCACTGGTCCCGATCCAACGTCTTTTCGGTAATGTTGGCCGCCGTTTGCATCCCGACCAGAACCAGCCCGTCCGGTGACGGGTAAGCTACTGAATAACCGACATCAACAGCGCCCCGCTTAACCGTACAGGCCTCCGAGACTTCGACTCGTTCAACGCTCATCGCATCGTAGGACATCCCTGATAAGACCACCGGGTAAGAATCGGTAAGCGCCAAGATTGAAGTACCAAACGCGCCGATTGCAACAATATCGTCATGGATTGTATATTCTCCAGCGACCGGCCAGGCATGAGGCTGGTTCTCAACACTGAGACAAACCGTTTTCCCTGTAAAAGCCACTAATGACCCATTCGGCAAAGAGATTAACCCGGCAAGATCAGCCGCCGGGGGCAACCAGGTTGCCGTAACGATCTCTTCACCAAGGGCCGCATCAGTAATCTCATCGATGTAACTGACTGTGCCAACCGCAACCTGAGCAACATAGCGATACGCGCCATCCGTATCAGCCCGATAAATCCGTTTTCCGGCAAAAGCTACATAGCTGCCGGTCGGCGTAGTTTCCAGATTGGTGACATTAACACGCTGCGTCCCGCTGACCGTGACGGTCCCGGAAACACTGGACGGGGCTGATTCCTCACCCAGAGAATTAACCCAGGTATAGACATAAGCACGGTCCCGTAAATCAGCAATATCCTCGGAAGCGGTGCCGTCATAGATTGCCGCTGAAGGGGTTGCTACCGGAATCGGGACGCCTAAAACATAACTGACACTCGGGTACATATTATCGCCGCCCGAAGTTGCCACCCCTGCATAAGTGAACTGGGGCACCCCGTCACCGGTAAAATAGGTGCGTTCGGTAGTGTCTCCGGCAATCGGACCCTTAACCACGTCGACCGCCGCTAACCAGTGAAACCAGTAGGTATCAGCAAACCGGTAAAGGGCCTGTTTAGCCCCGGCCTTACCAAGCGTTGCACTCGGGGAAACATCGTTTAAAGCCCGCAGCGCTCCGTTATCAAGATCGCAGTTGGTCGCACTCTGAGCCGCATTATCGGGAAGCAGGTGGGGAGCCACCTTCTTGATTGCGCCAACAAAAGCTTTGGTAACTTTAATCATCGTCTTACCCGCCCTCTAGGCGCCGGGTTATCAGCCTGTTCCTGAGCCTCACGACCCTGCAAAGCGGTGACAAAGCGTTGCAAGTGGAGCATGGCCTGTTCACCGTTAGCGGCCGCGTCGGTATCCTTGGCATAAGCCCGAGACAGCATGTAATCAATCAAGGCCGGGGCCAGAATATCATCAATCGGGACTACCGCATCCTCTTCGATGGCGCTCGGCGCCACTGCATTAACAATCTCAATCTGACCAACCCCATCGGCCGGCGGATAAACATAGAACCCTTTGGGGTCCCGAATGTCATACATCCAGTGTTTAACCGCTTCAGTCTGGGTTTCGGACGGCCAGTCAGGCCGCGCTGAATCAAAAAGCGCCCGTTCCTGCCGGGTAATCGCCCGCCCTGGAGTGGCCCCGTCAGAGCCCATGTTACGGACTACATCGACAAGTTGAAAGCGTCCGGCGGCCAATTCCTGACGACTACCAGCCGCCAGAGTGACAACCTCATCCTGGGCAAAGAGGTCGGGTTTCAGATTGGCGCTTTCGGAAAGCCCATCATTGAGCCAACCCAGTAACTCGTCAGTATCAAACCGGGTCCCGGTTTGATCGTGAAGTTGGATCTGGGCCTTGTTGATCAGCGTTTCAGCGACTATCGTTCCCATGGCCTGCCCTCATTTAACAAAAGAGTTGTGGTTTAATGGTCAGGCTGCGTTTCCCGTAGCCCCGTTCTACCCAATTAAGGATATCGGTTAACCCTCGGCGGTATTCAGCCCCGCGAGCCACCGCCAGATTCAAGTCAGCCCACTTTTTCGGCATCAGCATTAACTTGGCTAAGGTCCCGGCCAATACGGTGGGTAAAATCTCATCCTTATACAAAAGGTCGTCAACCGTTGTGGTTGTCTTGGTCGGCCGTAAAGCCACGCGCACCACCAAAGCCCCGGTAACATCTTCAGTCGGGGTGGGGATTAACCGGATGGTATCGGCGGCCTCCCCTAAATAGTGGGTTGCCGAAGGCCCGGTTGACGCTCGCCAGGCCGGGGTTTCAGTATCGAGGGTTTCCATATCGTAACCACTCAGCAACAGATCGCTATAGATAACCTTGAGGACCTCGACAACCACTGAATTAGCCGGTGGCGTAGAAGCATAAGACGCCGTACCGGCTACCACGTCGACCGCCGCAAGGGTCGTTTGCCAGCACCGGGTTTTCGTGCAGACCTCGGACAAGACCTTGATCACCATATCCTCAATAATAAAATCCGGGCAATCATTCAGGTAGGGCCTTAACTCCGCCACAAAATCATCTATATTCGCAGACATAACTTGATTACCTCAAAACAGTATAAGCAAAACGGGGAACGTCACGAGCGGCCGGAACGCCATTTTCATCCATTTCGTAAACCGTCATTACCGCATTCTCAATACCCCCAAGAACAATTCTGGGAATCTCAACCTCTATGCCGCGTGGGATCTGGTACGCGACTCCATTTGCCATCACCGAGATTGCCGACTTGTCGTTTTCCTGCTCATGGAAAAGCACTCTAACCCTATCCTTAGAAGCTCTAGGGTCAATTCTAGTGCCTACCCTGTTTTCTTCAACTGGTGGAACCTCCGGCGAAATCTCGGACGAAGTTTCGGGCTGCAACGTTATAATGGTTTCAATAAGCGTTGAACGAGTCGTATCCTCACCCATTGGCGTCCCAAAATCATCAGCCAGGATCAGTAAAAGTTCGGCTTTCGTCTTGCGGTCAAGCTGGTTTTTTGCGTACATTTAACCCTCCATGGTTAATTCAAGTAAAAAGGGAGGGAGCCTTTTACCCCCTCCCTCGCTTACTTACTGATTAAAATTTAAGCCTAGGCGGTGACTGCAACCTCGGCCCGAACCATCCACAACTCGTTAAGGATAACGACGGTCTGCATCGCTTTCCATGATAC